TTTCGGGCCCCCTACTGCGGCGCACTAATCTCTTTGAGGCTCCCTTATGACTACTCCTGCAGTTGCTCGTTTCGTCGATACCAATGGCGATCAGTTTACGCACTACTTTGATGGGAGCTCTGCTCCTATCACTAGTATTTATCGTAGTACTGATTGCGAGGTACGTCCGGAATCTGCTCCTGCTGGCCGTCTTGGGCGCTTTAAGTTATGTGCTGATTGGTATCATAATATGATACTGTATGACATTCAACAGAGTGTCATACGCTGGGGATCTGATTCCCAGAACCAGAACGTGACTAGTGGCTGCGTATGGTCGGGTCCACTTCGTGTGGCCCCGATTATGCCAGACTCTAACATGATAAATGCGTGTTTAATCAAGGCACTTAACAAACTGAAGAAACAAGATGTCCACGCGGGAAACTTCGTGGCTGAATTTCACCAAGTTATTTCGATGTTTACCGGTCATGTCACCAATATCGCTAACCAGGTGAAGCGCTTTAGGGCAAGATGGCCTAAAGACTTCGCTGCTGCTAAGCGTTTGATGACTGGCGATTTACGTCGATTTAAGTGGTGTGAAATTCCCAATAGATGGCTTGAACTTCAGTATGGGTGGAAACCCTTAATGTCAGACATCTATGGTGGGATGCAGCACTTAGCAAAGAGAGCTGAGAAAAACTCAACTCTTAATGTGACTGTGCGTTCATTCCATGAGGATGTTGTCTATGATCAGAACCTTTTCTCTGGTGCTGGTCTAATGACACTAGAAGCACATTGGTTGAATCAGCGCAAGGTTAATATTTTCCTTGTGTATGCTAAGACTGATGTGGTTCTAGCTGAGCTGTCTTCATTGGGCCTTATCAACCCAGCGGAGATAGTATGGGAGACTACCAGATTCTCGTTTGTTGTTGACTGGTTTGTTCCTGTCAGCAATTGGCTTAGTGCTGTCACAGCCGACACTGGTTTTGAATTTATCAGTGGAGGCCAGGCAGTTAAAAGCAAGAGAATCTTTAATCGCAGTACCCTGCATAGTATGGGCTCTACGCCCATATTTTACTACGGATCCTTACAGGTTCGTGGTAGGGCCGAGTATTATACTCGGACATGTTACGCAGGTACCCCGTTTCCGGGACTCTACGTTAAGAATCCCCTCTCGTTTGAGCACGCAGCGAACGCCTTAGCGTTGCTAGCTCAAGCATTCCGATAAGGTATCAGAATATGCCTGTTTCCGCAAATCTCACCCTCAATTCCAAGGTTTATACCCCTCGGGGTACCCAGGGAGGTATTACATCCTGGGCCTTGGCTGGTGATGCGACTTTTGGTGGTGCTCAAAGTGACGTCACTGAATCAGTCCGTGGTCCCCTAACGAGTGGCAATTGGCGCACTCGTTGGGTGGTTACGGTACCAAAACTGGCTACTGTCGATACTGCGTGCTCTTGCATCGGGTCCATCCTGGGCAAGGGAAAGGCGGATATTGTTATTGATATCCCGACCTCTTTCACGCTTGCCGAAAGGCAAGACTTCGTCGATCGCCTCCAGGCACTCGTTGCACTTTCCGTCTTTGACGTTAGTGTTTCGACCCCGGAAGGCAGTTGGGGTTAATTGATGAATAACTCAGGAAAAATTCCGAGTTACTTACCAAACGATCCTGCATTTCACGAGGATTCCGAACTCGCATTTCATCGCGTTGTCGAGTTTCTTCGTGAGTGCATTGGGGAGCCGCAAGACTCTCCTTGCGAATGGGATTCTTTTCCTTTCACGTTTCAACGTGTTGAAGAGATCCTTGTTCGCATTCGTACAAACCCATTCAACTGCTGAGCATAAGCGCGGTGCCCTAATACCTAGTGCATCCAACGCTAACTCACCATCTATAGGAATCCTAAGATGTCGACGAATCGTATATGTGACAGTGTCACCTTGGTAGCAATACCTGCTTTCCTCGAAAGTTTGGGGAAAGTTGGTCGCTCTGTGTCTCGCAGGTTTTCTTCTGGTCGTCACAGTGGTATTGAATCAGTTGTCGTTAACCCGAAAGGGTATGATGACTGGCGCGATTTCTATTGTGATTATCAGGCGTCGTGCCTGCTTAAGAAGTTTCCTAAGTTAAACCTCGAAATTAACACTCCCGAGGTTGCGCTTGCGAAGTTTCGGGCTACAGAGCTTGCCTGCAGTAAAGTTAATACGGCCTTTCGGAACGTATTAACTTCCTTCTCTGTCTCTGACTGGGTCTTACTTTGTAAGGCGCGGTCATATATAGCGAAGGTTCTGGGAGATTTCTCCTGGAATTCTGCGATTCAGTACTGTGATTTTGGGCCCGGCGCTAGCGTCGGTATTCCACGGAAGAGCAGTCACCAATGTGAAAAGATAGGGAATCTTAACCCTACTGTTACACGGGAATGCAGTGTTTTGGCTCGTACATATGGGGACTTTGATCCTCACATGCGTGATCACATCACCAACCTAAAGGTTGTCGAGGGAAGCACTGTGACTACCGTTCCAAAAGATGCCCGATCGGATCGTGTGATAGCCATCGAGCCCCTATGGAATATGTTTTTCCAGAAAGGGATCGGTGGTATGATCCGGACCAGGCTCCGGTTTATAGGGCTTGATCTTAACGGGGGTGAAAAGCCCCCGCGAGGTCAAACTTTGAACCAAAAGCTTGCTCGGCAAGGCTCTATTGATGGTTCACAATCCACTGTGTAACTAAGAAGTGCCACTGATATGATCTCACTTGGCATCTGCGAGATTCTGCTCACAGAGGATTGGTATCGAGCTATGATGACCGTGAGGTCAACAACTTGTACTCTAACTAAAGGAGACCGAG